CAAAGACGGAACCTACCGTATCGTCGGCATTCCCGCCGGTAGCGGATATCAGGTTCGGTTCTCTCCCGGCAGAAGAGATTCTTGGTTGAAATTGAAGGTCACGGCCAAGAACGCCAAAGGCTCGACAAAAGCGACCAACAGTGCCGCAGACCCGATTTCGGATACTTCCGGCATGAAAGGCGCTTACATCAATCTGAACGACTTCCCATCACCCTCTCAGATGGCAAGCCCGGTATATGAGGATGTGTACGAGAATTGCGGCATCATCCGCGTTGTGATGCCGTACTTGGAAACTCCCATAGCATCCATGCCGTTTACGGGAGGCCGATTGTTGTTGGTTCTTGCCGCCATCTCCAGTCTGTCGCTTGTTGTCGGCCTCGTCTTGTTGAGGCCGCAAAAGACGGGTAGGAAGCATTAATCCTTCCCGATAGGAAGAGGGTTATCGGATTGCTTTCGACATCTAAAGCCGGAGGCAATCCGTTTTTCGCACATCGACCGGCTTGGAGGAAGCTAATCCGAGGCTGGATTTCTCGGCATGTCTACAACCACGGCGCACCCGTCCGACTGCATGAACCCGTACACGCGGTCTTCCGTCCACAGGTGGAGCTGTTCGGAATGGAATGCCACGTTCGGGTCATCGAACCGGCATTTCCACTGTTCCACTGTTCCTGTCACTTGGACGATGTCTTTCGGCTTGTTGCCGTTGCCTCGCAGTGCCGCTTTCATGTCACCGGCAAGAGTGCATTCCGTACCGTAGCGGATTGTTTTCACCACATCCTCGTTGCGTGGGTTCGGTTCCGGCTCGTCTTCGGCGGGAATGTATGCGACGTAGAGAAGGAAATTACCGTCATCGTCCTGACGGATTTCAGTTGAGAACTCGCCTTCCGGGTATTCTTCCGAATCGACCAGTGAGCGGACGCGGAACGAGGAGTATTGATGATTGCCGTCCTGCGTGTCGATACGACGCATGATGTTACGGATTGTCCGTTGGCTGTCAGATTTGGCGACAAGCACGTATTTGCGGGGATTGCGTTGGCAGGTTTCCGATTGTGGCCAATATTTCACCGCATATTTTGGTCTTCGGATTTCCCTATGCCCGGGCAGGTGTTCTAAATCGTATATGGACTGGGTTTCCGCTTCGACCATGTTGTTTCCCCTTTTTTTGGGATGGATGCTTCGAGTTTGCAACCGGATTTGTTTGAGGTTGTTACCTTCATGGTAAGGGGTTTAGTTGAGGTTGCGACAAGTTTTGCGGAAAGTCGGTCGAACGGATTTTAGGCCGCAATCCCCTTCCGTAAGGGAGGGGTCTAGGCTGTCACCTGTCTTGTTTTTCTCCAGTATTCGGTCAGTTGGTTTTGCAATCCTTCGCCGTCGTGGTTGCGTCGGTAGGCGTCCGTATGTTCACGCCATGATGCCATCGCAGTCAAGATGTCGTCGGATACGCCGTTGTTCGGTTTGTCGCATTTTCCGCAGCCGACGGACCATAGGCCGGACGTATGGTCCCATGCGCATTCGGGCGGCCTGCCGCAGTGTGGACAGTCGGGCGTGTCCTTGACGGCGGCCACGGTCTTGCGCCAGTGCCTGTCGAAGTCGTCCGCCATCTCCTGCGCTCTGTCGCATGGGCGTAGCCCCTGTAGCAATGGTTCGAGATTGCATGGACTGGCATGGTGTACGGTGAAGCCCCAGCGTCGGTCATCGCCGGTCTCGATGATGCGGACAAACACCGGCCCGCCGCAGAACGGGCAATCGGGTTCCGCCTGAAACGTCGTGGAACGGCCGATTTTTTCGAGGATGTCCGCGTTCTTCTTGTTCTTGGTCTCCGTCAGCCATTCGCAGAGCGCTGAGTGCAGGTCCACGTCCCAACAGGATGCGCACCGGCATGTGGCGGTGGGGAACGTCTGGCGTCCGATGCTTTTGCTTGACACGTGCGGGCACTCCCCGCAGTTTGGGCATTCGAACGCCAGTATCCGTTCGTTCTCCTCCCCCTCCCTGCGGATGACGCCGTCGTGATAGTCGGCGCATTGTTCGACGGTCGAAAACCATGCCCGCCCGTTCGGCAGGTCGTAGTAGTACCAGTGGAGGTCGCAACCGTTCTCGCATGCCAGTCGCACCGCATGCCAGCCCAATAGCGGCGTGTGACGTACTGACAGTGTCAGCCGACCCCGGCAGTCCGGGCATGGGGTTTTGAGTTCGATGTGTTGAGTCAATTGGACGCCTCCTTGGCGGCGTTTGCCCAGTCGCAGGACAGTCCGCCTTTCCTATAGTCGGACATTACCGCGCATGTGACGTGCCGTCCGTCGTGCAGCGTGAGTTCGCATTCACCGATGCCGTTGTCAATGGTGGAGTTACTGATGCCGTAGTCGGCGCAGCCGGTGACGGTCTTCTCCGACTGGGGTGCCGGTGTGGTGTCCGTTTCTTGTTCCGATTCGTCGGCCACTTCGTCGCATCCGGCGCACATCAGGCACATGGGTACCAGCAGTAATGCCAATAGTCTTCTCAATCTCGCTCCTTGTTTCGCGCGTAGGGGTCGTCTATGACGCCAAGCTCCAGCAACAGGTCGTAGGCGGTCATATCGGTCTGAAGCCTGTGTCCGCCGTAGCAGGGCGGTAGGTTACATGTCTGACTGTCGTCCGCGTCGCTCCACTCAAACACGATTTCGTCACAGTCCAATTCCACGTCGATGTCCGCATTGTCGGCCATGAGGCCGCAATCCTGACAGCGGCACATGCCCTGTATTTTCCTCATGTACTTCGGGTCGGCCATTATCCTATTCCTTTCTTTCCGACTGTTCGAGCCGTCCGCCGCACATGGGGCAGAACATGGGGATGGTCTCATACTCGTCCCGCATGAGCCGCCCAGCCCCGTCAGTCATGAGCGTGCGCACGCGGAACACGGTCAAGCAGCATGGGCATTCGACCGCATCCACCGGATTGCATTCGGAGACGAGCGGCATCGGATTGGCTTCCGGGTTCATTTCGTCGTCACCTTCATCGGCTTGCCGTTGTGGTCGTAAAGCCATACCCTGTCGCCGGATGCGACCAGCAGGCTCAGGTCGTGGGCCTTTCCTTTCGCGTCCACGTACTCGCACTCGTACCTGCCCTGACCGGGCATGTACTTGGAGTCGAGGATGGTCGGGCAAGACAACGCCTCCAATCCGGCCTGTCGCGCCACCTGTTCGGTGAACGTGGTGTCCTTCGGGAGAACGAGAAGACCGGGATTCAACGTCAGGAGCAGTCCGAAGCCGCACACAAGGGCCAGACACATGACGAATTTGGTGTCCTCCAGCAATGGCTGGGCGTCCCGTGGGATACGATGCGTCGCGCGAAGCGCCAAGCGTCTGCCCGCCCGCCAGACGACGCCCAACACGGCGAAAACCAGCACCGTGGACAACGTCGCCATATATATGGCGTCCCCGAAACTGTTGTGGGAACCGTTCGCCCACTCGGTCATGTCTATCATTTCATTTCCTTTCCTTGATTGTCGTAGAGTCCCACTTTGTTGTCCGCCGTCACGATGAGCGTCACGTCCTTCAGGGCCGAATCGTCCCTGCCGTCCGAGACGATGCACCGGTAGGTGCCCGCGTCGGGCAGGTCGGACGTCGCGTTCATAACCTTGGCCGGGCATGACAGGTTGCGCACGCCGAACTCCCTCCCTACCTGCGTGACGAATGATGCCGGGCGGGGCACGTTCTCGTCCACCGTCTTCGTCGGCTGACCCACCAATGCGATGCCGAACAGTGTCGTGACGCATACGCCCAAGAAAAGGAACGGAAAACTGAAGACGTAGAGCACGTCGCACGCGTGGGATTTGTCCTTCAGCCAATATAGAACGCACTCAATCAGAGTGATGATGACGAGAACGGCAAGGATATGCCGGAAGACATGCTCGTTGGCACTCAACTCCGCTGCGGTCAGGGGCACCTGCTTTGTTGGCGGATGAATGTACGTGTTCCAAGCTTCCACCCATTTCGTGAAGTCCTTCATCGTTCTATTCCTCCCCTACCGACTGCAAGGGTTTGCCGTCGGATTTACGGTACAGTCCAAGCTTGCCGGAATTCGCATGGGCGACGACTTCGACAATCCCGTCCTTGCGGTATGCGACACATGAACTGTCGCCGTCTGGCAGTCGGGTCTTCGACGAGGCGAAATCGATGTCGCCTCCGGTGTCGTTGCATGTGATGTCCTCCAATCCCCAAACGTGTTTGATTTCATCCTTGAGCGTCCTCGGTTTTTCGACCTTTACCGCGGCTTCGATTTCCTTGGGACTACGGCTGTCCACCGTTTGTATGACGCCCATCGCTCCGACGAGGGCGAAGACCGTTGCAATCGTCGTTACGATGGGTTTCTTCCGTTTTGTCCCATAGAACAACGCCACAGATGATGCGGCAAACATCAGAAACATGAAGAAAAATGTCCAGCTGTAGCCGCCGCCCGCCTCTGCCGCTTTGTCATATGCGCTGTTATAGGTATTCCAGGCGTCCACCCATTTCGTGAAATCCTTCATCGTTCAGTCCTTTCCGACCGGCTTTAATACCGTGCCGTCGGCCTTATATAATCCGACCCTGTTCCCGTTGATGTGGACGGTCAGTTCGGTGCGTTGGCTGTCGGTGTAGGCGACGCACTTCCAGTCGCCGTCGTCAAGGCTCAACTTGGGTAGGCTTGGGCTGTCGGTAAGCCCGTGGCTCGTGTTTTCGCAATCGCCCATTTCGTCCAGCCCCCACGTTCTCTCGATTTGCGTGGAGAGCGCGGGTGGTTCGGATACTTGGGCGTCGTTGTGGGATGGCATGACGAACGATGTGAGCGCCAGTACACCGCCTATGACGGCTATCGTCATGGTCAAGCAGAAGAACGGGCTTTCCTCGGGGTCGCCGCCCATTCCGCCGATGACGGCCACCGCGATGAGTCCGACGAAACCGAAGACCATCATCAATGTCACGCCGATGCCTTGGCATATGCTTGCGGGACTGCCGGACACGGCTTCGCCCATCCGGTTGTAGGCGTCCCACATGGCCGCCCATTTGGAGAAGTCGAGCATGGGTTCACTTCCGTTCCACCAATAGGAGCAATAGGCGGCAGTAGGTGGCCGCCCATCCGAACGCGTCCATCCACCCCTCCCGGTACTGGTTCGGAATGTCGTCTCCGATAGACCGGTCGGCTTCGCGGAGCTTGGTTTCGAACGTGTCAGCCAAGTGTTCCAATAGAACGGTTTCATTCTGCTTGTTCATTTTTCCACCTTCATCGGGTTTTCCGTGTTCCGCCGTATCGTCCATGAGCATGTCCTGACAGTGTCCGATTGTCCGCGTGTAGGCGTCGTATCCGTCGTATCCGTCGCTCAGACCTTCTTGGGCGCATTCCCATTCACTGTCGGCTTGGGCTTTGAGCCATTTAATGACCTCGCCCAACGTTTCGCTTCGCACGCTCACTTGTCGCCCTCAATTCGCCGCTGTTGTCTGACCGTCTTGCGTTCCACCCATTCGCCTAGTTCCTCGTCCGTGATGCCGTTTTCTGTTTCGAGCAGCATCACCCAGCGTCGCACGTCCTCCGCCGCGTCGGCAAGCCCATCCAGACGCTCCTTTTCGGTGCCGTAGCGCAGGATTTTGCTGACCGCTTTGATGAGCGCTGCGCCCGCTCCGACCGGAGACGGGTGGCGAGTGCGAATGTCACATCCTTTGATGTCGTACATGTGTTCGAGCAGCCATAGGCAGATGAGCACGTCCGCCATCTCCTCGACCATGTGGGAGCGTGCCCCGTCCGTCAACCCGTCGCGATTCCGGTCATCGTATGCTTCGATAAGCTCGGCGCACTCCTCCATGCAGACGACGCTCTGCTTGGTGACGCCGTAATATTCGATGCTTTTAGACCACACTGCGTCAAAATATTCAGGACGTTTATAGACTTCCTCAATGGTCGGATGCTCACTCATTTTGTCATCTTTTCCTTTCGATTCTTCGGGTTCGACGAAGCCGTTGCGCCAGCACGGTCGCCACATGCGCTTCTGTCTGACGCCGTTGACGCGGCGAACATACGGGTCGGTTACGATTTGTCCGCCTTCCCAATCCACCAAATCGCATCTTCGAGCTTCCAGTACATGTCCGCATGATGGTCGTGCAGGAACCGCAGGTCGTCAGCGTGCTGTTCGACCCATTCCGGGTGCGGGCGGGTGTCGTTCGTGCCTTGAACGGTCGGATAGGCGATTTTACATACGCACAGCCAGTAGGGAGGTTGCAGTCCGTCCTTGGGTTTCCAGTCGGACGGTTCCGAATACCGTTCCTCTAACGTCAGGTAATTGGACACCCATGCGGGCGATAGTCGAGGCCACACCTGCTCAAACAACAGCACGCCCAGTGCGATGCCCAGTAGCAGTCCGACACCATTACCTGTCGAAGGCTGGTCCGCAAGCTTGCATGCAGCCCACAGGCCGACGACCGGTAGCAGGAGGCTCACGACGCACTTCCGTGATTCACGCGAATCCTTCGCATGGTCGAACATGGTGAGCGCCACGAGAAGAAATACGGACATCCCCACGCCGAAGAGCAGCCCACACCACAGCGTGCGTATCACATCCTTCAGGAACGCTATCACGGCTGGCGTCAGCAGTATTCGCCAACCGCCCGTCAAGACAATGAGCAACACGAGGGCTGGCAATGCGGACAAGAATATCAGCAATCTCTTGCGGAAACCGCTCAACGTTCCTGCCCCGCAATCCGCTCGAAACCCAATCTGGACGCAAGCCGTTTCTTTTCCTCATCCGATAGGAATTCGACGGCCGACCGCCGTCGGTTGGCGAGCCAACTCAGGCAATGCCAGCAGTCGATACGTTCCGAATCCGCGTCGCGGAGCCATTCAGCCAACCCGTCGTATGGCTCGAACGTTTCCGGCACGTCGGACAGCCATTGGCGAATGATGGTCTTCCAATCCCAACCGTCCGTCCAATGGTGATGCCAAGGGCGAGTGACGGTAATGGTCGTATCGTCCGCCTTCCGAACGGTCATACGGCATTCGTAGTCGTCACCGCCAATGGCCGTGACGCGCAGCCAATCGTTCATCACAGCGGCCTCCCCGTTTCTACCTGTTCCAGCATGTCGAAGCATTCGTCACGCTCCGTCCGGGTGGCGGAACGCAATAGGTCCGCCAGTCCGGTCGGCTCGTCCTCATAGACGTTCTGCCGTATAAGGCCGATGGCCTCCCAATCCTCGAAGATTTCCGGTGACGGGTCCGCCATGCCGTTCAGCCAGTCCACGACCCGCATGCCGGTCTCGTCCAACCGACCGTAGTCCACATGTTCGGGCAGCTGTTCCAACACGCTCAACCACCCGTATTGGCATCGGTCATCGCATTCGGCGGAATCAACCAGCAGATAGTCGGATGTGAGCGGCAGTGGCACGCTGACCGTACCGTCATCGTCTTGAAGCACGTCCACGATGAGACGCATGTTCGGCCTGTCCGCCGTCCAACCGGATACGCGCACGAACGCCCGCTCAGGCTTACGGTCGCGTGCGGCCATGAGACGGCATACGTGCGACAGGCGCATCCAATCCAAGCCTGACAGATTCAACCCGTCCAAGCCGTGCAACGTATGTTCGGTTGGACGCGCGTCGTGAGCGCCGTCGTACTGGTATTCGATATTCACGCCGTTGATGTTCAACATGATTCTTCCGTTCCGTT